CTGCTCGATCACATAGCCTTCGTTACGGCTGTTGTAATCCTCGACGCGGGAGCGCTTTGGGTTGTCAACGGTCTGTTTGCGCCAGCTGGAGTCCTGGAAGTAGATCGACAGGTTGTCGAAGCTGGTGACCACCACGGTGTTGACCGGGAAGAACGGCACGCTGAAGCTCGGCAGACCGCCGTAGGTAGCGATGACCTGAGCGTCTTCGATGCGTTCTTTCTCGGTCGGCACGTCGCCTTGCTTGGCGTACAGCTTGGCCTTGTCGGCTGCCAGCAGGTCACTGCCAATGATTGCGATCAGGTCGCCGCCATCGCGAACGCGCTCGTCGACCATCTGCTTGGTGTCATGCACCAGGGCGTCCAGGTTGGCGTAGTCGCCACCTTCGCCCAGCCTGACCTTGCCCGCTTCCAGGCCTTGGCTCAGCACCTGTTCAGGGATCTGCTCGCGAGCGATCTGCAGCCAGCCCTTGTTCACATCCTGTAGCATCGGAAATTCGGTGATGCTGGTCTGCGGTGCGGCTTTGAGGCCATGGAAGCCGATCATCAGGCGGTCGAGTGCGATCTGCTTCTGCACGGCAGAGGAATAGCGCTGCTGGAAGTCTGGGAACTTGGCCCAGGCATCGATCTTCGCGTAAGGCAGGCTGACGTCGGATTCGGTGGAGTACAGCTCGTAAGTGCTGTCATCCAGCGCGGACGCGTCCTTGGCTTCGCGATCGGTGGTCTTGGTGTTGGTGCGACCGGTCACAGGACCCGATACACCCAGGAACACCTTCTGACCCTTGATCTCGGTCACGCCGATGACGTTGATGCGCTGCAGGAAGTCGGACTTGTGGGTGATCGCCTCGTTGAGTTCCTGGGCAATCGAAGGCTCGACGCTGAACGTCTTGCTGGCCAGCTCGACACCGTAAGACTCAGCCAGGGAAACCTGCAGAGCCGCGAACATTTTCGCGCCGTATGCGCTCAGTGACTGGGCCATGTCAGAGTACCCGCTTCGGTTTTGGGTCAACGGCACCGGTGGTGCGCGACAGGTGACGGCCATCCGGCTTGTCCAGCAAGGCGCTGAATTGCGCCTGCAGCTTGGTCATACCTGCCAGAAGAGCAGTGTTGGTAGGGCCTTGGCGGCTCAACTGCTTTTCTTCTTCGGCGGTGGCCACGATGCCGTCGACGGCTGCCTGCACGTCGGCGATCGGTGCCTGGTCAGGTTCCGGTGGGGCTTCTGCAAAGCTGTCGATCAGCGCCTGAATGCCGGCGGCGACGATCAGTTGCTGTTCGATCAAGGCCTGCAGCGCTTTGGCTGTAGCTTCATCCATTGGGGGTTTGCTCTCGATAGGGGTTTGCGGGGTGGTTTCGGCGGGCACCTCTTCAATGCCAAAGCGCTTGAACAGGCCGGTGAACATGCTGAACAGCTTGGCCACCTCGCCTTGCGGTTCGTCTTCACCGATCGTCCCGAACGGAACAGCCGCCGCGTAATGCACGGGCTTGCCGGTCTTGCGGGAGAAGTAGAGTTCCTGGGTGCCCAGGCTTGCGGGCTCGTCAGTGACGGCCAGCCCGGTGAGGTAGGCTCTGCCGGTATTGGCAAAGTCGGGCATGATCTCGATGCTGGTGAAGAGCTTTTCGCCTTGGTCGTTGAGCCATAGCAATTTTTGGTTGGGCTTCAATTGCGCTTCCAGCGCGACTTGGCCGGGGGCCAGGCCCTCGACGTCCTCGATCAGGCGCACGGCAAACACGGTGCCGTATGAGCCTGGCCAGCGTTCATGCTCGGACCAGATGGTGGCCGTGTAAGTGGCGGTGCTGTACGTCTCGGCGATGTCGCGCAGTTCCTGGGGCGTGATGACGCGGCCATCGACGGTAGGACCGCTGGTGGCGACGCGTTTCCAGAAGCTGACAAGGGAACGGGGCATGGTAGGAACTGCGCTCATCGGTGAGTTGAGGCCCCAAGATAGGGAGCTGCAACGCCTCCAACAAACGGTTTACTTTCGCGCTTCTCCGATATTCGATTTATAGGAGATACGCGGATTTTAAGTGCACGTTTTCCGCGTTTTCGCCGCATAGACTGCGGCCCATGTACTACTCAACCGAAGTCAAAGAAGCCGCCAAACGCCTGTTTCTACGCCGTCACAAGGCCAAGGAAATTCAGGCACAGTTGAACCTGCCCAACATCCGGATCGTGTATCACTGGATCCGCGTCGGTGGCTGGGAAGACATGTTGACGGATGAAGAACCGCTGACCGCTGTCAGCCGGCGAATCACCTTGCTCCTAGAGAAAGCCGACTCGCTGACCAAAGGAGATCTGGACGAACTGGACCGGTTGACGACTGTGCGCGAGCGCCTGGCCAAGCAGTGTGCAAAGCCTGCGGTTGCGCCGGTACGTGATGAGCAGGACGACGATGGCCATCGACGTGACGACCAGCGCGGCGAGCGTCGGGAACGTGGCAAGCGCGACGGCAAGAAGCGGGAAAAGAAGGTCAAAAACGACGTCAGCGAGCTGCGCGAAGTGGACTTTCTCGACAAGTTCATCAGCAAAATGTACGGCTACCAGAAAGAGCTGTTCGCGGCCAAACAGAACCCGCTGACCGCCCGGATCCGGAACATCCTCAAAAGCCGCCAGGTGGGCCTGACCTACTACTTCGCCGGCGAAGCCTTCATGGACGCGGTGCTGACCGGCGATAACCAGGTGTTCCTGTCGGCCAGCCGCGCCCAGTCCGAGATTTTCCGCAGCTACATCATCGCCTTTGCCCAGGCGTGGTTTGGCCTGGAGCTGACCGGCAACCCGATCGTACTCAGCAAGGACGGCAAGCCCTGGGCCGAGCTGCGCTTTCTCAGTACCAACAGCAGCACTGCGCAGGGTCACCATGGCCATGTGTACGTCGACGAATATTTCTGGATCCGCGACTTCGAGAAACTGAACACCGTGGCCAGCGCCATGGCGACCCATAAGAAGTGGCGCAAAACCTATTTCTCCACACCCAGCGCCGTATCGCATCAGGCGTACCCGTTTTGGCAAGGTGAGAAATTCCGCAACAGTAAACGCAAGGCGGCCAAAGATCCCTGGCCGAGCGACAAACAGATCTCTGCCGGCGCGCTGTGTCCGGACGGTCAGTGGCGCAAGGTCATCACCATCCTGGACGCCATCGCCGGCGGCTGCGATCTGTTCGACCTCGAGCAGCTGCAGCTGGAGTACGACGACGACAAGTTCCAGCAGCTGTTCATGTGCAAATTCATAGACAGCAGCCAGAGCGCGTTTTCCCTAGCCGATCTGGAGCGCTGCTATTCGGATCTGTCTTTGTGGGCCGACTTCGACCCGGACGACCCACGCCCCTATGGCAACAGCCCGGTCTGGATCGGTTACGACCCGAGCCGGACACGCGACGACGCGACGTGCGTGGTCATCGCACCACCGCTGGAGAACGGCGGCAAGTTCCGGATCCTGGAGAAGCACAGCTGGCGAGGCCAGTCGTTCAAGTACCAGGCCGAGCAGGTCAAGAAGCTGACCGAGCGTTTCAACGTTCAGCACATCGGTATCGATACAACCGGCATCGGCTACGGCGTTTTCGACATGGTGCGCGACTTCTACCCGCGTGCGACCTCAATCCATTACAGCCTGGAAACCAAGAACCTCCTGGTCCTCAAGGCACAGGACACCATTCAGGGCAGCCGCATCGAATGGGACGCCGGCTGGAACGATATCGCCCAGGCCTTTCTGACAATCAAGCGCGGCACGACTGGCAGCGGCCAGGTCACCTACAGCGCGTCCCGCACCGATGCAACGGGTCACGCCGATGTGGCCTGGGCAATCATGCATGCCCTGCAGTACGAACCCCTCAACACTGACAAGAAGCGGCGCAGCCGCTACGCACTCACCGGATCAACTCCCCATGGCAAAACCCAAAACCCTACAGCAGGAAAAACCGGCGCAACGGCCAATGCGAGCGTTCACGTTCGGCGCGCCGGAATCCGTGCTGACCGACAACATCGCGCAGTACCTGGGCGTGTTCGCCAGCGACGACGGTCGCATCTTCACGCCGCCAGTCTCACGCAGGGGGCTGGCCAAGCTGCTCAAGGCCAACGCACACCACGGCGCGATACCAGGGTTCAAACGCAATCTGCTACTGCGTGAGTTCATCCCTTCAGCCGGCCTGTCAGTGGCCGATATGAGTCGAGCTGCGCTGGACTTCATGGTGTTTGGCGAAGCGTACTTCTACCGGGTACCCAATATGCTCGGCCAGATCCTGGAGCTGCGACACCTGCCTGCCATCAACATGCGGGTGAAGGTCGACGGTGGGTTCGTCCAGTTGGAACAGAACGGTAAGGAAACCGAGTTTGACGCCGACGAGATCGAGCACGTCCTCAACTACGACGTAGAGCAGAACATTTATGGCGTGCCTGAGTACCTGGGCGGCCTGCAGGCGCTGCTGCTCAACGAAGCCGCGACGCTGTTTCGCCGGCGCTACTACAGCAACGGCGCGCACGCGGGATACATCTTCTACACCAACGACCCGAACCTGACCGAGGAGGACGAAGAGGAGTTGCGTGCCCAGATCACGGCCAGCAAAGGCGTGGGCAACTTCCGATCGATGTTCGTCAACATTCCGGGCGGCGCAGAGAAGGCCATTCAGATCATTCCGGTGGGTGACTTCCAGGCCAAGGACGAACTGGAGAAGGTGAAGAACATCACGCGCAATGACGTGATCGCGGCCTGGCGCATGAACCCGGCGCTGGCCGGGATCATCCCGGAAAACAGTGCTGGGTTTGGCGATATCGAGAAGATCGATCGCGTGTACACCAGCAACGAGATCAGGCCGATCTGTCAGCTGTTTGACCAGGCCAATGCGACGTTGCGGGAAGATAGGCGGTTCGCCTGGAAACCGGTGCCGGATACATCTGTAACGGCTTGATATGACCGAAGACACGGATAATGCCACTACAGATGTGGCAAAATACTGGCAATTGGATGGCCCTGGGGAGGGAGCATGAGAATTTATTGCACAACGTGTGGGCACAAGGGACGAATCAGCTCACGTGAGGAAGTGACCAGGGCGTATGTGAAGTTGTACTGCCAATGCCTTGATGCGAAGTGCGGTCACACATGGGTGGCCAACTTGATGTTTTCGCACACGCTCAGGCCGTCCGGGCAGCAACTGGACTTGATGCTGTTCGATCGGTTACGGGATCTGACACCTGACAAGCAGAAGGAATTGTTTGAGCAGTTGGGGCGGCAGGCAGTTGCATAAGAGCGAGGGCCGCCGATCACTGACCGGCGGAAAGACTGTGGCTCATTCAGTCTCTGGATGCATGGTTAACGCTTCCAGTAGACGCAGTACATGACGTCTTTCTTGTTCTGTGATCTGGCGAAATTGCTCAACTAGCCGATGCTCAGCTTGGGAAAGTGAAACTTGCTCGCTCCCAGTCAGGGTGCAAATTTCACTTTTCATAACTGCCGTATCCAACATGCCGTAACTCCTTGATATGCATTGGGGAGCAGGCTGTATCGGATTACGGCTAATGTCTTGTATGAGGCAAAGGAAAAATCATGTCCGGGTTGCTAATAAACCTATTCAACGTCATCCGCCATAGCCTTCAAAAATCGGCGGACCGCTTTCTGATCGCTCTCTGGAATTTGGCGGTACTGCTCAATAATTCGAGCCTCATCTGCCGTCAGGTCTTGAACCTGCTTCGCACCCGTGAGTACGTAAACTGTATCTACACCAAGCACTGCGACAGCCGCGAGGTACGCCGTGTCAGGGTTACGAGCACCCCGCTCGTAGCTTCCCTGCGTATTGCGATTCACACCACCCGCCTCGGCCAGATCCTCTTGACTCAGCGCTAAACGCTCGCGCTCTTCCCGCAGGCGTTCACCCGACGACTTTTCATTCCCTGAATTCGATGCACAACTTTTCAAGCTATCCCTCTATACAAGACCAAAATAACGTGCATAATCAACACCGCTGAACACGAAACAACCCAAACAAACAGGAGTGAACGCACTATGCACGCGCCAGTTACGCCGGAGCAAGCCCGCGCTGCGCTTGATCGTCAGGGGATGAGCATCGCTGAATTTTGTCGTCGTCATAGCCTGAACAAGAATTTGGTCAGCGACCTTCTTAACGGTCGTAGAAAAGGTCGCCGAGGGGAGGCACATCGGGCCGCCGTCCTTCTGGGGATCAAAGATGGCGTGATCGCACAGTAATGGCACCTATCAGCAGGGAAAAGCAGAACATGAAAAGCCCAGTTCTAAAGACGCGCCGCGAAGTAGTCAGCGCGATCATATGCAGTTATCCAGGTGGACGTGAGTGCGCAGCCGCTCGTATTGGTTTGGCATTGAAGAAGTTCGATAACCATGCGTATGAGAACAACAACAGTCGCCCACTCACTGATGCACAGCTGTACCAGCTGGAGCAGGAAGCCGGGACTCAGCACTTCCCCAACTACGTAGCCTCAATGTACGGGGGCCTATTCGTTCCTGTAGCCGATCCCGAGTCGATGGACAACGTAGAGATGTACACCCTTTCCGTTCAGGTCGCGGCAAAGCGCGGGTGTGTCGACCAGGAAATTGCCAAGGCGCTTGCAGACGGTTGCATCAACGAGGCCGAGGCAGAAAACATCCTCAATGCACACAACCTGCACATGGCAGCACGCCACTCTGAAGTGTTGGCAGCTATCGATCTATACCGCGCTAGATCAGGGAATGAAAAATGATGAACGCTACAGTCGATATGGATTACCAAGAAACTATTCGCGCAGCAGCTCAGGCGTTCATCGAGCGCCACCAGGGCGAACACCTCGGCGATCTTGGCCATTTGCTTGGTCGAGCGACCGACCACCTGGTTGAAAGCCTTGAGGTAAAGGAGCCACTCGCTAACCATCTGGTTCACCAGGCCTACAGCAACGTGTTGGCTGTCAACGGTCGGCAGCGTATCGATCTGCAGGCGAGCGCAGAAATGACCGTTGTGATCAGTGATCCCATTCGTGGACTCGCTTGGTCTGTACCTGTCCATCTGATCTATGAACACCTGATCGCTGCCGGCCACGGCAAACCCGTCTCCCCCGCCACTTAAACACCACCAAACATTGCCTGCCCCACTCCAGTGGGTATGGGTGAGCTGCGCCCAAATTCGAGGTTTAACGATGGCCAACGCCGTGATCGTCACCGCTCAGTTGCCCCAGGTAGAGGCTCAAGCACTGCTTGAAGCACTGCGTGAACAGTACCGCCTGAGGCTCAATGAATACTGGTACGACGACCAATACCGCTTTGTAGCGGACGGCCAACGCCATGGCGCAATTCTCGCCCACGTCCCTGTTATGGCAGCGCAAAAACGCCTTATGGCAGCCCTGAGCCAAAGCCTCAAAGCAGTGAAGCATTCATGAGAGACGATCTACGCCACGACGTTCTGCAGCGCATTCAGTCCGACTACGGATTGAAGCTCCGCAAATCAACCAACTATATGCGCGGCGGCACCTGCCCCAAGTGCAACAAAAAGGAGCTTTACACTCGCTTTGACAGCCCGTGGCAGTTGATTTGCGGCAGGCAGGAGAAGTGTGGTCACACGCTGCACGTCAAAGAGATTTACGACGACCTGTTTGAGGATTGGAGCAAGCGCGCACCCGCAACCGATAACGCCCCTACCGCAACAGCTCGCGCCTACATGGAATTTGCCCGCAGCTTCGACATGTCGTTGATCACCGGCTGGTTCACTCAAGACACTTTCTTTTCATCACAACATGACGCTGGTAGCGCCACGGTGCGTTTCGCACTAGAGAAAGGTGGCTACTGGGAGCGGTTGATTGACCGCCCTGCCCGGTTCGGGAAGATGAAGGCGCGCTTCAAACCAGGCGAAAGCTACAAAGGCGTGTGGTGGTGCCCCCCGTGTGTCGAGCTGCTGGACGTCAAAGAGCTGTGGATTGTCGAGGGGATCTTTGATGCCATCGCGCTGGTGCATCACGGCGTGGCAGCAGTATCCGCTATGTCGTCCAATGCATTTCCTGACGAGTCATTGAAGCGCCTCGCCAAAGACCGTGAAGGCAAATTACCGAAGCTGGTGTGGGCATTGGACAACGAGCCAGGCGCACACGCGTACACCAAGCGCTGGGTTCGCCAGGCGCGAGAACTGGGCTTTGTCTGCGAGGCGGCCCAGATCCCCCAGCGTGATGGTCGCAAGGTCGACTGGAACGATCTGCATCAGCGCTGGTGGGCTATAGACGAGGATGACAAACGGGCCGAGCAGACCCAGAAGGACCTGACTATTGCCAGGCACCACGGTGCCCTCTTGATCGCCGACAACGCAACGGAAAAGGCGTTGGTGCTTTTCGACTGGAAACGCCGTAGTGAATTCCATCTTGAGTTTGGAAACCGACTCTACTGGTTCAAGCTCGACCTGGAGAAATTCAACCGGGCCATGCAAGACCTCGAGGACAGCGAGCATCAGGACGATCAGTTACTGAACGACAAGCAACGTCGAGCCAAAGCCATGCAGCAATGTGGCGCGATTCAGCGGATCGCCACCTGCAACCCCAAGGCTCTCTATTATCAGGAGAATAAGCTTACCGACGAGTCCTGGTACTACTTCCGGATTACGTTTGCACACGACGCCGCGCCAATCAAGAACACCTTTACCAGTTCGCAGATCGCATCGTCCGCTGAGTTCAAGAAACGACTGCTCGGAATCGCACCCGGTGGGATGTTCACCGGCACCACGCAGCAACTGGACGCGTTCATTGAAGAGCAGACAAACGCGCTCAAGACCGTGCAGACAATCGACTTCACCGGCTACACCCGCGAACACGGTGCCTACGTTTACGGCGACGTGGCCGTGCGCGACGGCAAGGTTTACAAACTAAACGAGGAAGACTTTTTCGACATGGAGAAACTGAGCATTAAAACGCTCAGTCAGTCCGTCACGCTGAACATCAACACCGATCTGAACAAGTTCACAACGCGCTGGCTCGACATTCTGTGGCAGTGCTTTGGGGCAAAAGGAATCGTCGTTCTGGCGTACTGGCTTGGAGCATTGTTCGCGGAGCAGATCCGGCAACACCAGAAGAGCTATCTGTTTCTTGAGGTAGTCGGCGAAGCCGGTGCGGGTAAGTCCACGTTGATAGAGTTTCTGTGGAAGCTGCTTGGTCGCCTCGACTACGAAGGCTTTGACCCATCCAAGGGCACACCGGTTGCCCGCGCCCGTAACTTCGCCCAGGTCGGCAACCTACCGGTCGTGCTGATCGAATCCGAACGGGAAAAGACCGATGGCAGCGCGACTAAGCAGTACGACTGGGACGAGCTGAAAACCGCTTACAACGGCCGTAGCGTCCGGTCGACCGGGGTCAAGAACAACGGCAACGACACGCGGGAGCCGCCGTTCCGCGGTGCTTTTGTGTTCGCCCAAAACCATGCTGTGAACGCCTCGGAGCCCATCCTGCAGCGGATAGCCCACGTCGGCATGACAAAGGACGGCCAGACAGCCAAAACCAAACTGCTGGTGGAAGAGCTCGAGCAGATGCCAGTCGACAAGGTGAGTGGCTTTCTGTTGATGGCAACAACCCGGGAAGCGCAAGTGATGCAGACCGTGAAAGCGAGTGTGCCGCTCTATGAACAGCGGCTGCTGCAGTTGCCCGAGATCCGCACGGTGCGTATTGCCAAGAACCACGCCCAGTTGCATGCGCTGGTCGACGCCCTGGTACATGTCGTGCCACTGCAACAACACCAGGTTGACGCAGCCCATGCCGAGGTTCAAAGCATGGCCAAAGAGCGACAACTGGCAATCAACGCTGATCACCCGATGGTCGTTGAGTTCTGGGAGCTTTACGAGTACCTGAACAGCCACGCTGGTGCGTTGAACCACTCTCGTAATGAGGGGCTGATTGCGGTGAACCTGAACGACTTTGCCGAAGCTGCGGCGAACAAGCGGCAGAAGGTCCCGGATCTGGCCGAACTCAAACGTCACCTAAAAACCAGCAAATGCCCGAAGTTCATCGAGACGAACCGCAACGTGTGTTCGTCCTGGGATATTGACGCCGCCGATAAGCCGAAAACCGTGCGGTGCTGGATTTTTCAGGCCGCTTGATCACTACCAAGAGGAGGAACACATATGCACATTCAAGTGATCACGGGCGAAGGTTGGCAAGGCGCTACGAAGCAGCTCAAGCATTTGAAAGAACTGCACGATTGGATCGGCGAAGCAAACCAACTGGTACATGCCGAGGCATACAGCGCTGCTGGCCTGGTAGAGATTCTGGAAGTTCGGAGCGCCACAAAGCAGGAGCTTTTAGTACTGGAATGCAGCCGGGATCAGATCCAGGCGGTGCTGGAATGGCAATCAGAGACGGAAGATCTGGTCGATCTGGAAGACTTGGTGATTCACCTGGTGCGCAGGGCAGGACTGCAGCCATAAGAAACTGACGCCAACGATGTCAGCAAAAGAACGGTACTGAGGAGTTGCAGCTCCCCAGTACCAACCACTACTAGGAGTACGGTAATGAAGACGGAACATCCAAGCAGCAGCGATCCAAAGGCTAGCACACCATCCCAAAACCTGCTGACTATCGCCCTGGTCGGCGCAGCATTGATCGGTTACCAGGTGCACAAGACTCCGCACGCTCGCGGGCGTCTTGAAAGCCTGGCCACACAGGCCACGACCCAAGGTGATCTGAGCGCCAACGACATGCGCGTTCTGGCCAGCATTCTCGCCATCCCCTCCCCCAGTAATTGAGCCGTCAGGTTCTGGCTTTGAGCATCAGGGCGGGACGTTACACTGCCCTGATTGCTGCTTGAGATAGAGAGCAATCATGAACGCCCAAACAAGCAACGTTCTCACTTTTGAGGACCTGCAGCGCATCACCGGCTACCAACGCCGCTCCGACGTCGAACGCTCGCTGATCACTCAGGGGATCCGCATGTTCCGGGGGCGCACTGGTCCGTGGACGACGCTGGATCTTATCCACCACGCTGCGGGCATCGAGTCTGTAACCTCAGAGAGCTATGACACCAGTATCCTATGAGGAAAGCGCGTAAGCGGAAGCACAATCCGCACATCCCCCCACACATCGACCAGGCCGCTCTTCCAGCGGCCATCTATTTTGATCATCGCAACGCCGGCGTCTGGTACACGCTGCATTACGACGAGACAGGCAAACAGCGCCGGCGCAATGTGGCACCTGCTGACGTGAGCCTGGCCGAATTGCACCAGATCATGGAGCAAACCTCGGGCGTCGATAAAGGCACATTGCGTTACGTCTGCACGCAGTTTCACTTGAGCGATCGTTACAAGAAACTCAGCCTCAAGACTCACAGCGATTACTGCTATTCACGGGACGTCCTGCTGGGTATCCCGACCAGGCTGGGCAAGCCGTTGGGGGATCTACTGGTGAAGAAATTCACGGCTGCATTGATCCAGCGGATTGTCGATCGCCTGGCCCACGAAGGCACGCCGTCCAAAGCGGCGCATGTCCTGCGATACCTGCGCCGGGTGCTGCAGTGGGGTCGTAACCGGGGCTACCTCGACAACAATCCCGCGCAGGGAATTGAAGCGCCTGTGGAGCGCAAGCGCCGGCGTTTGCCGGAACACCAAGTCATGGAGGTGCTGGTCGACCGTGCGCTGGCATTTGGTCGCCTGGCCAGGAACGAGAAAGGTGGCTGTCCGGAGTACCTGAGCTACGTGATGGAGATCGGTTACCTGTGCCGCTTGCGGGGCATTGAGACCATCACGCTGACCGATGCACATGAACTGGCCGAAGGGATCATGACCAACCGGCGCAAGGGCAGCCGGGACAACATTGTCCGCTGGACGCCGCGACTGCGCGCCGCCTGGGAGGGAGCCAAGACCTACAGGGCCAAGGTGTGGGCCAGCAAATCAACGGTCGTCCCGATTCGCCCCGATCGGCGCTACATCATCGTGGCCAGCCATGGTGGTGCTTTGCGCAAATCCAGTCTAGATACGGCATGGCAACGCTTCATCACTTCAGCCATTCAGGATGGCACCATAACGCCCGAGCAGCGGTTTGGCCTGCATGACCTCAAGCGGCGGGGCATCACCGACACAGCAGGCACGCGGGCGGACAAGCAGGAGGCCAGCGGTCATCGGGACGGGGCCATGATGGACGTCTACGACCTCAGCGTGCCGCTGGTCAATGCCTCGCGTACGTAGCAGATGTGTAGCATTCATCCCGATCAGCTAGGTTGAAAACAAATCGGGGACTCAACGCATTGGCTTTTTTCTAGCACTTATAGGCACCAGTTTATCGGCATTGATGGGTAGCTAAAGAACGCAGAAAGATATGACTCGTTGTTCCTTAAAATTCACACTAGACTCGCTGCACAGACTCTAGAAAAGCCATCCGTCAGGCTTCAAGATAATCGCGTCGTTAGCTAACCACTTCAGGCTTTTCTGACATATCTGCAAAGGACCGTTTTCTTATTTTTTCATGGAAGAGCGTGAATATGACCCGCCATCTATCTACCGCGAAATCGGTTATGCCAGCTTCGGGCAGGCTGGGCCTGCAAGCCATAACATTACTTTTGGTGGCTTGCACGGCGTTATGCACCTTTACAGGTGGGCTGCTGTACTCTCAATACCGTGACGAACGGGCAGATCGTCACACCCAGCTTACAAACTTGTCTTCCTCCGTGCTCCGCTCGGCGGAAACCTCCATTACCTACGCAAGCATGGTTTTGGTCGGGCTGGCTGAGCGTTACACTCACGACGGCGAGACCCCCCAGAATCTGGATCGTATACTTACAGTTGCTCGCGCGCGTGTGGACACGCAGCCGGAGATCCAAGGCATATTTATCTATGCGGCTGACGGTCGATGGGTCCTGACGACACTCTCATCCAGCCCCCCTGCGCGCAACAATTCAGATCGCGAATATTTCAAATACCATATGCAGAACGAAAGCCTGGCGCCCTATATAGGCCCTCCCATTCGTAGTCGCACGACAGGTGAATGGATCATTACGGTGTCGCTAAGGCTTGAAGATGATAAAGGAGCATTTGCAGGGGTGGCGCTTGCAACGTTGCGTGTGGAAAGTTTTTTGGAGTTTTTCAGATCCTTTGACCTGGGCGAAGACGGCATCGTCAATCTGGCACGCACGGATGGCGTTCAGCTTGTTCGCCTTCCTTTCAGTCCTGAGTTGATAGCGGTGAATGTCGTTAACGGACCGGTCGTGAAAGCGATACTGGCTGGCAGCACGCGAGGAGTACTCGTTTTCGACTCTCCAGTTGACGGCGCGAGACGGATGGTCGGTTATGCCGCCAGTGGTCGATACCCCATCCGGTTGTCGATAGGCATTACGGAGGACTACGCATTTGCCTCTTGGCGTCGAGGGTTCGTCCTCACTATCCTGGCGGTAATCACTGCACTTGGGGCGATCTTGTTTCTAGGACTCAGAACCATGCGAAGCATAGAGCAGCGAGATAATGACGAACTCGCACTGAGGGCTGACAACGGCTCACTTCAAACGGTGAACAGTGAGCTTCAAATACTCGCGACCGAAGACGGCTTGACAGGCTTGGCCAACCGTCGATTCTTCAATCAAGTACTCGCTAAAAGCTTCGACCAAGCCCAATCCAATCAGACCCCAATTGCACTTCTGCTTCTAGACATTGACCACTTCAAAAAATACAACGATACCTATGGCCACCCGGCAGGGGATGAGTGTTTACGCCGAGTCGCTGCATTGGTACGAAATGCTTTGAGCAGGCCTACAGACCTCGCGGCACGATACGGCGGCGAGGAAATGGCTGTTATTTTACCCTACACCGATGTGAACGGGGCCATGCTGGTTGCTGAACAAATCAGGCATGCCGTTGATGGCGCTAAGATAGAAAGTCGTTCGGTTGAATTGGGGAAAGTTACAGTCAGTATCGGCGTGGCAGGATACATCCCGTCACGGGACTCTCAGGGATGCGATGAACTGCTGCTATGCGCAGATAAAGAGCTTTATAAGGCTAAGCAAGCTGGTCGCAATCTGGTTTCCGTTTACTCTGAAAAGTGATCAACAGACCGGCTTCCTGGATCAGCCCGACTGGTCCGCCAAGCAGCAGTTTAATGACGCAGAGCTACGTAACAACGGTCCACGGCACACCATAAACAGAGGCTCGCAGACGAAAGCCACGTAATAGAAAAACCTCTAACTTATTGATTTTAAAGTTTAAAGCACCTTCCTTGTAATCAGTAGGTCCCGGGTTCGACTCC